GATTACTCTGCTGACATTTGAGAAGAAGTTTGGATTCGAGTGTGGTTTCAAGCGCCCAGTCAAGACTACTGATTACATTGGTCTTCAGCGTGTACTGAGAAAGGTAAAGTCAACTCTCAATGCAGAGCTTGATACACCTGAGCAGAAGATGTGTGCTACCAAGTGGTCAGATATCAATATTTCTGCTGTTCCGGCGCGCAATATGACTAAGCATCGTCGTGCTTTCAATAACGAGAAGTCAAGTCGTGAGCGCAAGTCAAGTCATTTTGATGGACACTCTCATCCTTATGGTGATCGTTCTGAGTTACCTAACGACTCTCCTTATTTCGCAATTATTCAGCCCCTACTTAATGCGCTTCGTGATAATACGACTAAGCCAAACTTCTCAGATGAAGTAGCTAAGTTCTGGAACACACAAATCCCGATTCTGGAAGATAAGAAGGATGGCGTTCTGACACAGACTGTTAGACAGTGTTGCGATAACTTTCCAAAGCTCCACAATGCTATCGATCGCATCATTTGCCGGTTCAATGTGACTTCTGCAATGGTTGCCCCTGATGCGAAGAAGAGCATTCATGGTGCTCGATCAGATCTCAATGATCTAGTTACTGCAGCTTGGAAGGTACACGATGTTCATGGCAAGTTTGATCCTGCAAAGATTGCAGAATGGGCAGGTAACCACCCTGATCGTGCTATTCTTCATACTCAAATCCAGGACAAGATCAAGGAGATTTCAGATGCAATTGATGCAGCAATGGCAGCATTGGTTGCTACAGATGCAACAGTAGATGGGTTAGAAGAGATTCGCATTAACCTGAAGAAGGTAATTGGCTTGTACGATGTTTCTGGATCAATGAGTTCTGGTACTAGTAAGGTCGCGCCTATGGATATCTGTGTTGGCATGGCATATTGCATTGGTCAGCTAACCTGTGACAAGGATTCTGGTCGTCTTCCAATTGGAATCACTTTTGAAGAGCAACCTAGGTTGTTCCAGATTCCCCAAAACATGGACTTTGTGAGTGCTCTCAAGCATATCAGGGGACAGAGTTGGGGAGGTTCTACTAACTTCCAGGCAGCTTACAAGCTAATCCTTGATAGGGCAATTGCCGAGAAGTGGTCACAGGATGACATGGCAGAAGCAATCATGGTTTTCTCCGATATGCAATTTAATCAGGCATCTGGTCGTGCTCACCAATTCGAGACCATGTACGAGACTCTGAAGCGTGAGTTTGAGATGGCTGGGTACAGACTCCCTCTCCTTGTGTTTTGGAACCTCAATGGCAAGTACGCTGGTCAGAGTGTCGGAGCAACTTGCCCTGGAGTTGTTACCATCAGTGGTTATGAACCATCTATTTTCAAGACTATCGCCGAGTGTGGTTCTCTTGTCAGCAAGAATGTTTCCACTGGTGAGGTTATGATGGCCTCTCCCAAGGAGGTTATGTTGAAGTCTCTCAGTCGTGAGCGCTACCAGCCAATCCTTGATCTGGTGTCTCAGTATTATGAGTCTAAGACTGTATCTGAGCCTCAGACTGTTTCTGAACCTGTAATTGCTTCTGCTCTGCTCCAAGGAAAGGTCTAATTTGACTTTCAATTAGTTTAGTTAAGTTAAGTTAAGTTAAGTTAAGTTAAGTTTAGTTTAGTTAAGTTAAGTTAAGTTTAGTTTAGTTAAGTTTAGTTAAAAAATTGATATTTTTAACCTAAAATCATAGGATTTGTTTATAATAGTTAATTTATTGATAATCACATAGATATAATGCAATATTATACGATTAAGAAAGCTCCAAATAATTTAAATCTATCTCAGATAGAAAATTCTATATTCAATTGGAAAATTAATCATATTGTTACATATATGGATTCCATTAAATATATTGATGATCAAAATATTCAGTTTTTGATTGAGATTAATGATAAAATTTATAATTTTTCACTCAATTATATTTTAAAAAATACTATCAATATTTGGTATTTTAACTTTATGGATGAACTAGATCAAGAAAATAATACACATATGAAAATTCTCGATATGATAGATATAGTCAATAACAATTATGAAAAATTAAATTCACAAAATAAGACAATCGAACAAATTATGAATATTATTGAAGAAGTTATCGATGATTTTGATTTTGATGAAGATTCTGAAGAAGAATCAAATGAGGAATCGGGAAATGATCTAGAAACAGATGAAAATAATCTAGAAACAAATGATAATGAATTAGATAATAATTCAACAACCGCTGAACATGAATTAGAAGATCCATTTATTGATGGAGACGATGGCGATGATTTTGATAAAGTAATGAATATTTATGAAAAACAAAACAAACAATTTAATCCATTAGATCCATTCGGTTTTGATGATTTAAATGATTTAAATGAATCTGATACTGAAAAACAAATTAAAGCTAATCAAATTAAAGCTAATCAAATTAAAGCTAATCGGAATAAAGCAAATAAAGCAGCTGTTCGTATTTGTGAAGAATTAGATGATGAATCATTTAATTATGATTTAACTACTGAAACTATCGAACAATCCAAATTAAATAAAGATATTAATCACTCATATGTTAATCACTCATATATTAATCAAACAATGGATGAAATGATGAAATCAATCGAAGATCATAATAATTCAGATAATATTACTAATTCTCCAAAAAAAAACGCCGATTTGTTTGATGAATCCGCTGCAGATAATTTAGATGCAAATATTCTAACTGATTCTGATACCGAATCTGATACCGATTCTGATGCCGAATCTGATACTGAATCTGATACTAATTCTCCAAAAAAAAACGCCGATTTTTTTGATGATTCTGCTGCAGATAATTTTGAGGATATTGGTCTTACAAAATCAAATTTACCTAATTTAGATGCAAATATTCTAACTGATTCTGATACTGAATCTGATACCGATTCAGATACTGAATCTGATACTGAATCTGATACTGAATCTGATGCCGAATCTGATCCCAAATCTGATAACAAATCTGATGTCGAATCTGATACTAATTCAGATGATGAATTCAAAAAGTTCGAACAAAAGATAAATTGTAATAATGAGCCAATACAAACAATTAATTATGTAAAATTAAAACAGAATGCATTAGTCACTATTGAAAAAATTAGAAATTCTAATAACAAAAATTCAAATAATAAATTATTCAAACCTGAACATATTATCTCTATAATTATTAGTGAAATTAAACAATTAATAAAATTAGATGATATTACTCTTGATATTTCAGATGATAATATTTATAATTTTAAAATTATTTACCACTCTAAAAAACTATCAAACGATATTATTTTGCAAATATCACTAAGTACAATGGAATATCCTAATGTTCCACCGTCTGTTAACTTACTAAAACCAATGATGACTATAAACTTTAATTACTTCATTAATACGATGGAATATTTTAAACAAGAAAATTGGAATCCAGTAAATTCTCTACAAACAATGGTTAGCCAATTAATTAAACTAATTGAGTCATACGGTAAAATTTCAGAATCTAGAGAATCTTATTCAGAACTTAGTAATTATTTAATCAATTTATCTGTCATAAGTAAAATTTCTGCTAAAATTGAAACAGTTAATAATGAATACGTTAATTTGCAAATCCCCTTTGTTAAAATTTCACAAGATTCTGTAACAGATAATTTATCAAAAAATGTATCAACTTATGGGCCATGGAAAGCCGGAACAGGATATGGTTCGACAAATACTAAAAGTTGGGATATTAAAAAATATTTGGAATCCGATAAATATAAGTTACAAAAAACTAATTCTATTCTATCTGATATTATCATTAATATTAATAAATCAATGATTGACTCTACATTTAATCCATATTTAATCGATGATATCAAAAATAGTTGTCTAATTGAATTCTTAGTCAGTAATCTTATTGATAATCTCGATTTATCACATTTCGATAATAATGTATCATATGTTGAAAATTTGATTAAGATTTGTTCCAAATTATTTGAACTAAATCCAACTCTATTTGATAAATATGAATCTAATTTTAGACTATCTATTAATAGTATTGAAATGTTAAAAAATATTTCGAAATCTAATAATCTAATTATAACATTTATTGAACTATTTAATAAGATTATCTCATTTTTTGATTCCAATAAAAAAATAACTGAGAAAATTAATAAGTCAATAATTAATTCTGATACAGATTCCGATTCTAATTCCGATCATAAAGTTAAATATTGTGATGTAATGAAACCATTACAATTCGGTACTGTTAGTCTTCTATCAAATTTTCTCAATAATGGTAAAAAAACATTAAATATTATGCGTTTGATGAGAGAAACATCTTTATTATCTAAATCTTTACCTATGGATTATGAATCTAGTATTTATGTCAGAGTCAATCCTGATAATATGCAATGTATGCAAGCAATTATTATTCCTAGTCACGGTACACCTTATGATAATGGTTGCTTCTTGTTCCATATATTCGTACCAGAAACATTTCCAAACACTCCTCCTCTTGTAAAAATTGTAACAACTGGTAATGGATCCGTTAGATTTAATCCTAATCTTTATGCATGTGGTAAAGTGTGTCTTTCCTTATTAGGCACTTGGAGAGGTGAAGCTTCAGAATCATGGAACGAATCATCAACAATCTTACAAGTTCTTATCTCTATCCAATCTTTGATTTTTATTGATCATCCATATTTTAATGAACCTGGTTATGAAAGAAATATTGGTTCGGATCAAGGTCGTAAATCATCAGAATCTTATAATAAAACAGTTCAATATAATACAGTATGTTGGGCGATGGTTGATATGTTAAAAAATCCACCCAAGGGGTTTGAAGATGTAATTCATAATCATTTTAAACTTAAAAAAGCCCATATTATGAAAGTAGCTCATGAATGGTTAAGAAATTCTTCATCATTAACAGAAACATCATTTACAGCAAAATACAATGAACTTTGTAATTTACTCTGTGATCTAAATTAATTTTTTATAATAACAAACCACTACTTATGGTTTTAATTTCATGTTAACATATTCATAAAACTTATGTACAAATTCCAATAGATGGTTCATATCTAATATTTCTAATCCTTGTTTTATTAAATAAACATTCGATTCTAAATCATAATCTACTACTTCTGTATTTGATGATTTAACTCTATAATATTTTAGTACAATAGAATAAACAATAGTCTTTAATAAATTCAACAGATTTGTTTTCAAGTAATTTATGTTCAAAACTAACTTTGGATTATCAAATGAATCTATAAAATCTTTTATCATTATTTCATATGTTTTTATTAGACTAATTTTGTGAAAATAATCTGTTTTATCCGATGGAGAATGTAAATCTAATCTTTCTATTATATATCCCGTTTTTGCATTTGATTTATTTATATAATAAAAATAATTATTCATTTGATTTATTATTATTAAATCATCTCCTATATTTGTTACATTTCTTTTTTCCATAAAACAATATCGTTGAGCATCAATTAGTAAATAATAATTTTTTGGATTTGATTTGATTATTTGAGTTTTCAAATTTTGAAATAAATCTATTAGATAAACAACATCATGAATAGAATATGTTATTAATTCAGATGTTAAAGTATTAATATTTATAATAATTTCATAGATTGGTCCCATTTTTTTCTCATTAGTTTCTAGAGCAAGTTTTTCTTCAGGACTAATTATTTGAGTTCTTTCTAATAAATCATATATTCTACATATATTGGGTGTGGATTTTTCTATATTAAGATACTCACATAGATATCTTGTATCAATCATTGATAAAAAAAAATCAATTCCTAATTCTACATTCATATTAAAAAAATCCTCTACCAAATAGGGGATATCTAATGATTCTGATCCATGTAATATTTTTAAAATATTAGAATTTGCCATTATATGTATTTTGAAAAATTCTAATATTTCTGGTTCTAGATTTGGTGGATATACTATATAATATTTTTTGATAATCTTGTCTTTTCTATGAATTTGAAAAAGTATTTGCATCAGAGCTATTTTCTTAGTATTAAACTCAAAATCAATTCCCATATAAATATCATATTTTGTGGATATTTTATGGATCTTTTTTATCAGTTTATAAAATTTATTTTGCGATTTTTTATCAGATTTTATTATTTTAACTAAAGAATTATCTATCATTATTAAGATAAATTAAGAAAATATAATTGGCTTAAATTATATTTTCTCATAAATATTGAATATTTTTTATAATATCTTATGCCATATATAAATTTAATGTCAAATTCATATAATCAATTAAAAGAATGGAGAATTAATATTCATAAATCCTTAAGCACTGATTTTGAAAATAAATTCTATCAATTTAATGAAAAAACTATCGTTCCTATTCCCGTTTCTAAAATTCAATATTGTATCAATAATACTATAAAATACTCATTAGATGATCTTAATCAAATTTTAAATCCTATTCATTATTTAACAAATATCAATACAAGTATCAACTTAACAAATATCAAAGTATTAAATGCTGAATGTTTGGATATTGCTATACAATTTAAACAAAATGGGTCTAATCCTGTCGTTCTTAATATGGCCTCAACTATACGACCAGGTGGAGGTTATAAAACAGGTGCCGGCGCCCAAGAAGAATCATTATTCAGAAGAAGTTGTTTATATTTGTGTCTAAAAGAAGAATTTTATCCTTTGGATCTAAATAGTGGTATATACACACCAAATGCGATAATTATTTCTGAATCAGAAGCAAAATTATATAATTATCTGCCTAATCCAGAATATATAAGTTTTATCTCATTCCCGGCGCTAAATCTAAATAATCCAGATAATTCAAAAATTAAACAATCAGATATTGATTCATTAACTTATGATAAAATTGATGCAATTTTTAAAATCGCACTATTAAATAAACATGATACAATTATTTTGAGTGCTTTTGGTTGTGGTGCTTTTGGTAATGATCCAACTAATGTAGCAAATATTTTTAAACAAGTAATCGTTGATAGATCATATGATAAACAATTTACTAATATAATATTTGCAATTATTGAGGATTATAACTCAGAAAAACATGGTGGTAATTATCAAACATTTAAAGAAATTTTATCATAAGTTAATGAATCAATATCCTAACATTTTTAACAACAATTTGATTTTTTTTTGTTAGAAATATGACTCTTTAATACATTTGGATTAGATAATTCTGTTAGTTTTAATGATTTTTTTTGATTAGATGATTCTTTTTTTGCATTTTCAATCATTCTTTCTACTATAATATATATAAAATCATCTATAATTTTCTTTATATTATCTGAATTTTCTAAAGCAGAAACCTCTTCAAACATTGATATATTATTAGTTATTGCAAATTGACTACCATCAAAAAATTCTACTTCTCTTTTTTCACACATATCATACTTATTTCCTAATAATAATATATCATATTCTGTTTCAGTTGCATTTTTCTTTATAACATTTAACCATTTATTTAAATTAGTATAACTACTAGGATTTGTAATATCATAAACTAATATTATACCATTTGTTTTTTTTATAAATGATGATGTAATTGCCATAAATTTTTCTTGACCAGCAGTGTCCCATAATTGTAATTTAACATTATTATCTTTAATAAATAATTTTTTACTATAAAAATCGATACCCATTGTTGATGTTGAATTTGGATAATAAATATTATTAACATATCTCTCTATTATTTTTGTTTTGCCAACATTTGCATTCCCAATTATTACTAATTTAATAAAAAAATCATAATTTGACATTATTGTTAGTTCTTATAATAATTATACTCTATTTTTAATATTCAAATGGCCTATAATTTCATTCATAACAATTCTAAAAATGTCTTGATTTTTTAAAGATATTATTAAGTTCTAAAATTATCAGTATATTTTAAATAATTTTATTTATAAATCTAATGCCATTGCTATTGTTTCGTATTTTTCTAGTTTTAATAAAGGAAATATATAATTCCAAAGTAAACTCATCATTATACATGATTGTTTAGATACTTCCTTAAAAAAAATCATAATATTTGAATCATAATATTTGTCATACAATGTGCTTAAACTATATAAATTTAATATTGTCTCTTTATCTGCGAAATATTTATATTTTGAATCATCTATTGTATATTTAGTAATACATTCGATAATTTTTGTAAATTTAATATAAGATGTGTTTATTGATTTTAATCTAGCATAATTTGATTTTACTTTTGATCTATCTACTTTATTTATAAATTTAAAACCAAATTTATAATACCATGGATATCCATCTGTTAATGTATGTACATGTTTCATATCATAATAAATTGTTTGATTTTCGGTATCGCATCTATATGTACTAACATCATCTAATAAAATTTTTTTGTACTTATTATCTTCGGCCCATTTTTTTATAATTTGCATTAAAATAGATCCTTTTTTCTTTTCTATATCTAATTTATCATCTGATAAATAACACTGACTTAAACTTTCAACAGTTATTATCGTTAAAATTTCAGGTTCTAAATTATCTATTTTTACGCTTATACAATATTTATCTGGATCTGAACTATAACCAAACATAATAATCGTCTTATTTGATTCAACAATATCATAATAGTTAATTTCATATTTGTGTTCATTAAATTTTGTCTTAAATATACCATCATAAGTTTTTGATAGGATAATATTATTTTTCATTTTAGATATATTATTATTAGTTGCAAATAGATTCAATTGTTGTAAATTTCTATCAAATGTTTTTTCATCAAAATGTTTTTTATAAATATCAAATAAATTATTCATTATTATATAAATTTCCGATATAATAATGAATAATTTAAAACGCCATATAAAATTATAAGTACCAATAATACTAATATTAAAATAATTTTTGAAACAGCCTAATCGTTTTTTAAATATTTTTTGGAACTTTGTATCTCTCTCTCTGAGAAAAAAGCAAAAATTAGTTAAAAATTAGTTAAAAATTAGTTAAATTAGTTAAAAATTAGTTAAAATTTGTAAAAATTAGTTATTCGGTAGATTCAAAAATGATCATTGGAAAAAACAATCAGATTTAAAATATTATAGTTTATTATAATATATAGTCAAAATTGGTATGATATACAAATGTTCTAAATGTGATAAAGTGTTCAGCCAAAAAGGTCATTTTGATAATCTTAATAGACGTAAAAATCCATGTATTAACATTTTAAATGATCATGAAACATCTAATATATATAATAAAGTCGATATTGGATTTTTAACACATAATAACACACAAACACCACATAATAACACACAAACACCACATAATAACACACAAACACCACATAATAACACACAAACCAATATTATTTTCACCAAAGATGATAAAAATAAAACTATTAACGAAACACTATTAATTATTGCGAAAAATAGATGTAATTATTGTAATAGTTTATTTTCTAGAAAAGATGCATTAACTAGACATCTAAAGAATAATTGTAAAATAAAAAGGATCATAATAACAATTTTGAAGAAGAAATAATGAATTTGCAAGAAGAAAATTTTAAACTTAAAGAACAACTTAATTTATCTGTTAGTAAAATTAAGAATAAAAAATTATCAAATAATATTAATATTATTAATAATAATCAAATTATCCAAAACCAAAATAATCAACTTAACCATAATCAAAATATTAATATTAAAATTGTTTCATTTGGCGAAGAAGATATTGGTAAATTAACAGATGACGAAGTTTTAAAAATTTTAAAATCTAGAAGTAATGCATTTATAAATTTAATAAAAACTGTTCATTTAAACGATCGACTTCCAGAATTTAATAATATTTTAATTAATAATTTAAGATCAAAACATGCATCATATGTTGATGATAATAAATTAATATCATGTAATAAAATACAATTAATGTTACAACTTATATCAAGTAGATTATTTGATTTTAAAGATCTTGTTACCAAATATAAACAAACTAAACATTTAAGCCATAAAGAAATAGAAATATTAGAAACAATTATAAAATTTTCCGAAAAGTGTAATTTAGATGATGAAGACATTGATGGCAATCCTATTAAAATTGATAAAAATATTTTAAAAAAAAATAAGGATTTTATAGATGAATTAATATGTACTTTTTATAATAATCGTGATTTAGTAGAACAAACATTAAAAAAATTAACAGACACTAAAAATATATCAGGTCAAACGTATAATACAATATTAGATGTTTAATAAAATTCTATTTTTCTAATAGGTAAGAACTGGTTGACATTTTTTATATTTTTATAATACCTAAAATTGATGAAATTTTTATCAGGTTTCGAAAAAATGATCTAATATCTTTATATATTAAACCACAATAATGCCAACTCCCAAAGAACAAGAACTCTCCGCCTTAGTCGCCATCCTTGCCGCAAATGGTACATTAAGAGCAAGATCTTTAAATGTAAAATCTCCTGATGCCCCAGTTTCTTCACAAAATAACTGGACAAAAATACATGCTCAACTTATTTCAGACTCAGCTGCAAATGATTTTACTAAATTAATGAAAGATTTATTATTAGCTGGAAGCTATAATTCAGCTGTTCAAGTTTTTAGATCATTAGTCGCTCCATTAGCATCTGCTACCGGTAAAACAGCAAGAATTATTGCTTGTTTACCAGATGGTACCGTATATTTCGATTCTAAAAATAAAGATAATATTCCAACTGATACTACTTCTAACTTTTTTACCAATGCTGGTAATAAAGATATTAATGAAAACCATAATACTCGTGCATGCATTATGAATGCTCAACTTGTAGCAGATGGTGTTTCATTCGAAAGCAAATATTCATCATCTACTGGTAAATATGAAGATTATGTTGCAATGAGAATTGGCCCACAAGGAGCAAATTTCGGAACTGTTAGATATTCAGTATATTAAAGTAAATTATAATTTGAAATAAATAACTTTATTAATTTTTTATAAATCTTATGAAGAATCCCCCTGGGGATTCTTCTTTTGCATCCTATCATTACTTAACCACTCATTAGCTTTCCATGCTCGCAAAAGTATTTTACATAATCCAAAATTGGTTGGCGCCTGGTCTTTGTTTCCTCATCGAAATATGGATTTGAAATTGGAAAGACTGTAATCGCTACTAACTTGTCAAAAAAATGATCAATCATCGATTGGCTATGTCCGCCGTATGCTGCATATCTCTCCATGCTTAATTGCACGATATCTTCTTCAGTTTGTGGTCTTGGCGTAGTTGGGAGAAAATCAGGTGCTTGAATCGTCTTGTTATATTTTATGCAACGCTTGATTCCAATCTCTCCAATTGCTTCAAGACGATCCGCATATCGTGGAATGAGCATCCAGAGTTTGTCTGTGATATCTTCAGGGATATTGTCTCCATTCGCTGATGCTGATACTAGTTTCACCATTCGAACCGCCAGTTCAATAAAATCTGGTGATCTATTTGCGTTGGTTAGTAGTTGTCTCAAATTCTGATAATTATCATTTGCAGGGAAGAATTTCCTATCATCTGCATCATGTAGCAAAGCAGCTGCCAATACAGCATCAAATTCAGTTTCAGTGATCGAATATTCGAATGCATTTAATGCATTTTTTGCATGTTCCATCACCTGTATGGCATGTTCAATACCATGGCTAGGACAAACTCCAGCTTCAGCTAGAAGTTTGTTTAAATCATTAATAGTCGTGTCCATATTAGATGATGTAAGTACTAATAATAACAAGAATATAATATTGATTTTTTTTCAATTTTCTTGATCTGTTTAGTAAAAATTGTTTAGTAAAAATTGAATTTTTTTTATATTTTGAACATAATGGATTTAATACCAACAACCAATCTATTTTACCAAAATAAATGATAAATAATAATTATAATATTTCATTATCAGATAAAGAAGATATATCTGATAATGATTCTGACACATCTTCTTTATCCGATAATGAAACAGAAACAAATCCAGAATCTAATATTTCAACACAAATCACAAATAAATCAATTAGATCAATGTATTATGAATATTTAAAAGAATCAGAATTATTATTAAGGCCAGAATATCAAAGAGAATTATGTTGGTCATTTGATAAAATGAATGCATTTATTGATACTATTCTAAAAGGTTGGATTATTCCTAATTATGTTATTTATGAACTATCAACACATGAACAAAAATATAATAAACATACACACGAGTGTATAGATGGACAACATCGTTTAACTACATTAAAATGGTATATTGAAAATAGAAATTTAGATGAAATGTCAAAAAAAAATACTACTACAAACAAATATATTTAT